TCTTCCTGTGATTAATGCGAATAAGGATGTTCTTGTCTGTGCTGACTTGGTGGTACGATGTCAGTAATAGCTGTAATGCTTTCTACCTCATCCATTTCAAAGAAAAATCGCTCACCACCATTCACGGAAAGTAAGCTTAAAACCCCACCATTGATGCCGACAAATTCTTTAATTGTGCATCTTCCATCCTTCAAGCACACCTGAACAAACTCATTCGGCACAAGATCTGCATCAGGGTCGCACACAACGTACCAACCATTACGAATTGCTGGAAACATTGAGTCGCCAGTGCCTTTAATGCCATAGGCTCTTGGTCCTGCTGAGTGAGTTGGAACATACCCATCTCCAGCATTGCCTTCATAACCCATATCTGTGAAATAGCCATCCATGCCCATCTTGGAGTAAGCCTTAACAGGAACATATCTTTTTTGGGTGGGGAAGGGCTTAACAGGTGTTTCAATAAATTTAACAGCATCTTCGCTATCGGGAATATTGTATTTTTTCTTAAAAGCTTCGATATCCAGAACTTTCAAATGCGCAACAGTGCTATCCAACTTGGGACCGCTTTCATCTCCATTAGTTATATACGAAGTCGACACTCCGAAATAAGCCGCCATTTTGCTTAATGGGTCTGCTTTAGGAGCATAAGCATCCTTCTCCCAACCGGTGACATTAGGCGCACTAACCCCGACGATTTTTGCCAACTCGCCTTGGGTTAATTTCTTTTCTCTTCGTAAGGCGCGAATACGCTGACCCATAGTTTCTAGATTCTTCATATAAGTTATCTTACATCTTGCAAAAATAAGTTATCTTTGTTTTAATACTAAGAAATCTTACTTTTGAGGTTGAGCAAATGACCAAACAGGAAGCTTATAAGTTGCTTGGTGTGAATGGTGTCGGTTTAGCAAAGTTATTAGGGATTGAACCTCCTGCTGTGTACCAGTGGTCAGATGAAAAAATCCCATTAGCTCGCGAATACCAGATCAGAGACTTAGCTGATGGCAAAGAGCCAATTAAGCGAACTAATGCAACCACCTAGGAATCACCATGAGCAAATTATCAGTTGATATATCTGCAAGCGCCAGAAATGGCGTATCCCGCATATTGCATGGTCTTGATATAAGCAATCAAAAAGAGATTGCTGAACAATTAAAAGTTGATCCAAGCACCATTACTCGGCTTAAAACGGATAAGAAAAACAATGGCTTGAATGAAATTGAAATGTTTTGCGAGCTATTGAGTTTGCTTGGATTAAAAGTCGTTCCTAAAGATTATCAGAGTATTGATAAGGAACGTGTTGCTGCACTTTTAGTCATGTCTAAAAGTTGGATGAACCGTATAGAAACGGTGGATGACTTATTTCATGACGAAATCAGTGGTCAAAAAGAAAAGCTTGGATATTAAAAAACCACTACCTGCGCAAACAGGAGTGGTTTATAGGCATTCAGTCGAGATGAATCAAATGAATAAAACTAATTTATCAAATCAAACAACCGAACGCAACCAGCCAGAATTTTTAGTGGGTGACGTTGTAGTGCTTACTAAAGAGTGCCGTACTTTCAAATCAAATGATTTGTTTGAAGTTAAAAACAAAACTTTGACTAGTTTATGGACCATTAAATCAGAGAATCATTTGATTCTAGTTTCTTCAAAAGAAATCCGCACAGCAACAGTTGCTGAACTTAACGCCAAACGCCGACTAACAAGCGCTGAGCAAGCATTAGCGGAGGTGTCATGAGTGCCTTTGAACAACAACAAAAGCATATTCAATCCTGGCATGAACCAGCATTAAGAACTTTGTCTGGTTTGTTGAAAAAACGGAAGGAAAATTTAGCCCGCCAAAACCGTGACGAAAAAAATGCTGCTGTAACACGTGATGAATTCATGCAGGCTTTGGTTGACGAGCATGGAAAACATGGGATTTATCTTATTCATGCTGGCCCGATCATCTCAAGTTTATATCGGGCTAAACGGATCCGCTATTTGGGTAGCACATTCATTCAGTTGAATGAAGAGGGGGATAAATGAGTCTAGATGCAACAGTTTGGGCTTGGAAAACCCGTCAAAAACAAAAGGTGGGTGGAGCATTAAAACCACTCAAAAAATTAGTCCTTCTTTCACTAGCCGATCGAGCTGGTGAAACACATGAATGCTATCCAAGTATTGCTCGTTTAGTTGATGACACGGAAATGGACCGTAAGACCGTTTTAAAAATCATTGATGAGTTAATTGAAGACGGATTTATTATCGATACTGGTAAGCGCGAAGGTAAAACTAAGCAGGTAAAAGTCTATCTTTTGATCGGAGTTAAAGGTCGGGAAACAGTACCAACAAAGGTACACTTTGACACTGAAAATGATGATTTAAACAATACCAACAATGGAACAGTTCCAACAACGGAACAGTTCCAACAATTCCATGAAAGAGTCCCAACAATTCCGTTAAACAGTCCCAACGTTGGGACACGGAATCTTTCAAAGAATCTATCAGAAGAATCTAAAAATAAAAAAACATGGTTGAGTTTGAAAAAACTTGGTGAAGAAATTCTTTTGGCAACTGATCAGGAAACTTACGAGCAGATTAAAAATGCGAATTGGTTCGATCGAGAGTTACGAGCATTTGAACTCTACAACGCCGAGAAGAATCTTTGCGATGAACTCATGAATTACCACTTTGCAGATTGGTTAATCAACGCATGTGGAAAATACCAAGCACGTGAACAATCTAAAAAAACAAATTCTGGAACGCAGGTCCGAGTCCCGCAGGGAGAATCAAATACTCTTAGTTCAAAACAGATTTACTCATTTGCTCAAAAACTTTCTGTACATCCTGAGTTTGCAAGCAAATACGCTGAAGGTAACGAGAGCTATGAACAACTTGCTGCACGTGTCGCAGTGAAACTTGCAGATCCAGAGCAACAACAAAAATTGATGCCATACCTCATTCAGGTTGGATTTCAACAAAAAGGTAAAGGAGAGGCGGCTTGAATAAATTCGAGATTTTAGCGTGGGGTTTACTCATTTCATTTTTTACAGCAGCTATTAGCGGTGCGGTGGTTTGGTGGTGGTTGGCGCGTAAAGAGCTTGATGAGAAAGGAGCCAGCCATGAAAGCAACTAAATTGATTAGAGATAAAGGACTGCAATACGCGAAGGAAATCGTAGATTCAGCACCCGATAACGCAACTGAATGGAACGAGGGTTATGAGTTCCAATGTGGTCAAAGTGTAGAAATCAGCCCAGCAGATCGTGAGAAGTATTTTGTAGATTTGGTTGAGCTTAAACGTCTGGTGGAGTCTTTGAAAATCATCAACGATTTAGGTGGAGTTGAGAAGCTAACGCCTGCATTCATTACGACAGATAAGCATGTTGGTTACACGCATGTTCGCATGGTGGGAAATGGGAGATTGAGCTTTCTTGATGATTTTTGCGACTTCATTCCAGATGGTTCCATTTCAATTAAGCGTGTGATGACTGCTATCCGCGACCACGAATCAATATACGGAGGCGGTGAATCTCATGCCAACTAGATATAACACAGGCGAGTATAGCTACGATCTTGAATATCACTATGGAGATATGTCAGCAAGCATGGAGATGCTTAGAGCACGTTTAATTGAATTGTTGACTCCTCATCTGTCTGGCCGTTATGTGAAATGGAGAGAAGCATATTTCACATGGTTTACAAAGTGCGGCGGGGATTCGGGGTGGATGTTTTGTGTAGGTCCACACGAATTTCATATTGATGGGGCGTTAAGGCGCTATTACTCAGGTTCTATTGATATTACCTACAACCAGAAAGATCGATATTTCTTGGTGGGTGAGAAAAAGAAAGTCAAATGTAAGGCTTGTAAGGGGTTTGGCTTCATTCGAGATGATGGGTGGGGGCATATAGATAAATGTGAAATGTGTGATGCAGAAAAAGGAGCCAGCCATGAGTGAGTTTGAGGGTAAATCTGGAAAGTGGGCTTGGGAGATTCAAAAAGAACAACAAGCGAAAGTGGAGGAGCTGCAAAAGCGTTTAGATGGGGCATTAAAAGAGACTCAATATGCTTTGCAGTATGTTGAAGAAGACATGCGCGGCAATCATGAATTTCTACAAATGGCAATGATTCGAACCCTTAAAGCTATAGAGCAAGTGCTCAAAGGTGGTGCTTGATGTCATCAGTCAGCATTGCTGAATACCGCAAGTTATTTCCCATAAAGAAAAATAAAAAGCGCCGTTCAGCAAAGCAAGTTGCCAGACAACCAAGTGTGGGTGAAGTGGTTCTGGCAACGCATTTAAGAGCATGCAAGATTGGTTTTGAACAGGAATATAAGTTCCATCCTGATCGTAAATGGAGAGCAGATTTTTTAATAACGGGTAAAAAGATTTTGATTGAGGTAGAAGGCGGGATCTGGAGCGGAGGTCGCCATACGAGGGGCAAAGGTTATCTAGGGGATATGGAGAAATATAACTCAGCAGCAATGATGGGTTTTACAGTTTTACGGTTTAGCACAGAGCAAGTTAAGTCAGGTTTGGCGTTAAAAAAAATTGAGCAATTGGTGGGAGATAAAAACTGATGAATATCGAAGTAAAAATTAAGCCAACAGTCAGAATGATGCAGAATGAGCTTGCCCAATGGGGGAAATGGGCGCGAAATGCCTCTTTTAATCCTAGTGAATTAATTTATAAATCTCCAAGTTTAGGATTAATGAGACTAAAAGAGGGATTTAAATCTAAAGGCATTCAGGTTACTTTGAATGATGAAGCACTAGTTGCAATTGACCATTTAGTCATGCAGTTAAAGTTATCTCGACCAGATTTATACCAATGGATTGAGTTTCATTATTTAAAAGGGTATCCAGTTGCAGTTCTGGCTACACATACAAAAGTTGATCGAAGAAATATTGATAAATATTTGTTAGCAGCAGAAACATGGCTAGATAGTAGACTTGAATCTATTTGTCAAAATCTATGAAATATTAGTTAAGGTGATTATTAATGGCAGATGAAATAACAGTAATTCAAGCAACAATAGAAGCTGCTCGAATTCAAAAGTGGGGAACTATTTGGGGGGCAGTGATAGGTGGTATTGCAATTGCAGTAGGTGTGTATTTCTCGTGGAGAACATCTTTGCATTTGCAAAAAGAAGCAAGACTTGCGGAGACAAGGAAAAATGTATATCTAGAGCTAGTTGAAAATTACTCAAAAATGATCTTAGGTTTTCAATTATTATTATCAGAATTAGATAAAAATTGGGAATTGCAAAAAAATCTAGTTCACACTTTTAGTACTTCACTTGATAAAGCAGCATTTATTTGTGAAACTTCAACGAAGGAACAAATATATAAATTTTTAGATGTTTTTATAGAAAAATTTCGTAATTTACAGGAAAAAATTAATCCATTAATTATTTCGAACAGCGAAATTGAAAAGTTATACTCCAGACATTCTAGATCTATTAAGCTATTTAATAATGCTTCTGAAGAGTATGAAAGAATCAAGTTATTTGGAGAGGGAATTGAGAGAATTCCATTGATACAAAAATATTTTGATGAAAAACTTAAAGAGTCTGAAGGTTACTTAAATTCGATGAATGTGCTTGGTGAAAAAATTAAAATTGATTCTAGAGAAATAAGCCCATTAATAACTGATTTAATAAATGAATCAAATATGAATGCTAATAAAGTTGTTCATCTATTAAGAAAAGAATTAGGGGCAAAGACCGATATTGATTTAGATACGAAATTACAAAATTTAATGATCATCGAGTAGAATTCTTGCATTGCGCGCAGAGATATGACATATTCGTGCTATAGTGTTCGAAGTGTAAGTAAATCACTAGTATTAAAGCTCATCATTTTGTGGGCTTTTTTAATTTGCTTTAGAAAATTAATGTTATAATAAAAGAATAGATTACTTAGGTCTGTTGTTGTAGAGGAATGCATAAGTGGTTCAGTTCCACTTGTAGTGCTAGGATTAGTTGCCTTTTGCTTATCTTTTTTGTTGTCTTGTTTAACTAACTATTCAACTGTTTCATTAAGTTTGCTGGAGGTGCGTATGGTAAAAAAACATTCAATTATTGCTTTATCCATGTTTGCGAATGGTGTGGTAATTAATCTTTTTAGTACTCAGCTTGTAGCAGTGCAGACCTAAGTGATTTAATTAAAAGCTCATCAAATGATGAGCTTTTTTGTTTTGTGCTATAGACCAGTCTGATGAAAAACTGGTAAATAAAATGAATATTTGTGTTGGTGGTGAACTTGATGGGCAAGTGATAGAAAATGAAGGCAGATTACTTAAGGCTTCTGACATTGATCCATCATTCAAAACTGAGTACTACAAACAGATTTACAACCGTGACAATACGGTGTTCCATTTCTGGTTACCAATTGGATCTGGCTTACATGACATGTCAGAGAAAGTACTAACTATCCTTAGAGCACCTAACAACTAGTTTTATCGTTTGCCGAACGTATTACGGCACAGGAAGCCCCGCTGAATATCGATTATTGGCGGGGCTATTCCTTTTATAAACAATGGTAAATAATTTTATAACCATATATTATTTCATTATTTTTTATTGATAAAATATATATTAAACATCAAAAGTTATTTAAAGAAACATTTATGAAAAATGGTATTTGCAAATTATGCGATCTAGAAAAAGAATTAAAGCGATCTCATGTTATTGGTAGAGCAGTTTTCAAAAAGGCCTTAAAAGGTGCAAATCATGCTTTGAGATTTGATAGACAGCATAATAAAGTTGTCAAAGATCAAGATCAGTGGGCCACATATATGTTATGTGGGGAATGTGAACAAAAATTAAATAAGAAGTATGAAGAGTATTCTTTAAATGTTTTAAGAGACAGAATGAAATCAGTAAAACATAAAAAGAGAGATTCTCATTATGAAATTCAAGGGGTTGATCAAAAAAAACTCATTTTGTATTTGTTGTCTATTATGTGGAGAGGTATTGAATCTAACCATGAAGTTTTTAAGAAATTAAAAATTTTTGATGAATCTCCCGTAGCGAAAAATTTTTTAAAGAAAAGTGTTAAGAACGAGCAGGTTTTTTTAACAGAATGTTTTGATCTCAGAATTTCAAAATTAGTAAGTTTGATCGCACCATTTAGTGAAATGGAGCTAGATTTTATAACGGATATTTATTGTAATATTGATGAAAAGCAGCGAATTCGACTTTTAACCATTTTTGAGGGTTACTGTTTTGAATTTTTTTTCTTAACAGATAAATCACAGTTTCTTACAGGTTTAGGCGTACTTAAGAAAAATAAAAGTATTCTTAAAATGCCATATATTGATATTTTTTCCATTCCTGAATTTCAAAAAAGCCTATTAGTAATGATTGAGAGTCAAAAGCAACATTAAGTTGAGAAAGTGTTGAAAGCATTATGTAACTATTTTTTTACTTAAGTTATGCATTTCAAAGCCCCAATTAGGGGCTTTTTTAATGGGTGAAATAAATGGACGGTAAAGCTTATTTTTGGCTTACACGGAAAAAAGAACCTAAAACAAAACCCAAAAGTAGACCATTACCTAAGGCAACTCAAAAGTACTTAGAAGCAGAAGAAGACTTTACTGAAGCTTTAGATAATCTGGAAATTAAGTACGAAAAGAAATTCCAGTTTAAATCTACAAAGCATTGGCGTTTTGATTTTCATTTAATTGAACATCGTATTTTAGTTGAAATTGCTGGTGGACCTTGGTCTGGAGGACGAAAAGGCAAGCTGGCTGCAAAGGCGTGGAGTTTGGACCGTTACGATGTGGCTGAAGAGATGGGATACACAGTAGTACGCATAGAGACGGCTTCAAGATGCCGCATTGATGAATCTGGACCTTTGCAGTTACGTACTGAATACGCTAGTCAGTGGCTTAAAAATTTAAAGAGGCAAATATTTAATGGATCAGATCAGACCATTTCCTCCAACTGATTTTATTGACCAAGCTGAAGAGGAGGAAGCAATCCGTTTAATACCGGCACCAGACCTAAAGAAATGGGTTGTGGCCAACTACTTAACGATAGGTGGGCCTCTTTATAACCCCGATCATGATCACATAGCTGAGCTGCTTCACGATAATGAAGAATTTTTAGCATTCGCGTGGGCCTCTTCTGCATATAAAAGCAAGCAAGCTATGGTGTTGGGCCAGTGCGAAAAAGTCATGTTCAATGTCGGTGGCTGGCGTAAAGCTCGACAAGAGCAACAGATGCGTGATTGGTTTGGTTTTGTACCTACTTATTTAATAACTGTCGACGCTTCTTTCTGTGAGCGTGCAAACGATACAGAGTTCTGTTACTTACTTGAACATGAGCTTTACCACATTGGAGTGATGAGAGACGAGGACGGAGAAATTGTTTATAGCGATAGTTCTGGTCTTCCTAAGCACTATCTTGCTGGTCATGACGTTGAAGAGTTTATTGGCGTAGTTAAACGTTATGGACCAAGCAAAAATGTTAAGCGACTTATTGAAGTCGCAAAAAATCCGCCGTTTGTTTCGAATCTTGATATTTCAAAATGCTGCGGCAACTGTGTAATCAATTGAGCCTAATGGCTCTTTTTTTTGCCCATTTTGTTATACGTAGTTATACGATGAGGAAGTTATGGCGACACTAAAAGAGCCTGTGAAAATCTTTATAGTTCAGTCTCTTGCTTGTCGTGATACACCTCAAGAAGTGGCTGAACTCGTAAAACAAGAGTTTGGCGTTGATATAGATCGTGTTCAAGTTGCAACTTATGACCCTACAAAGGTTGCTGGTAAGAACTTAAGCAAAAAGTATGTCGAACTATTTGAAAAAACCAGAGATGAGTTTGATAAAGGCTTAATTGATATTCCAATTGCTAATAAGTACTACCGATTGAAGCAATACCAAAGACAACTTGAGAAGACTAGAAACGTCAAAACAGCCTTAAAAATTCTTGAGCAAGCCGCTAAAGACATTGGTGGTCAATTTACTAATCGCCAAGAAATTACAGGCAAAGACGGCGGACCAGTCCAAACAGTTAATTCAGAAATTCCAGTTCCAATGGAAGATTACTTAAAAGCGCGGAGGGAAGTCTTAGATGAGTACTGATGCGGCTCGGGATAAAGCCATCCGGATCGAGGCGCAAGAAGATTTATATTTCTTCACAAGGTACATGTTTAAGGAGCGCCGTGGTTATAAATGGATGCAAAATTGGCACCACTTAGAAATCTGCGAAGCTTTAATGAAAGTTTATCGCGGAGAGATAAAGCGGTTAATTATTAACGTTCCACCACGATATTCTAAAACTGAAATTGCTGTAATTAATTTCATGGCTTGGTGTTTTGGTAAGAATCCAGACTGTGAGTTTATTCATATCAGTTACTCGGCAATGCTTGCCGCAAATAATGCCTTCCAAATACGAACTCTTGTACAAGAAGAGGCGTATAGAAAAGTCTTTCCTGAGCTTACATTGCGTGATGATAGTAAGGCTAAAGACTTCTGGAGAACTTCTCAAGGCGGTGTCTGCTATGCGACAGGTACAGGCGGTACGATTACTGGTTTTGGTGCAGGAAAACTTCGTAAAGGCTTTGGTGGCTGCATTATTATTGATGACCCACATAAAGCACATGAAGCTTCATCAAAAACTATTCGAGAAGGGGTAATTGATTGGTTTCAGAACACACTCGAATCGCGTACTAACTCGCCAGATACGCCGATCATTGTGATTATGCAGCGACTTCATGAAGATGATTTAGCTGGATGGTTGCTAGGTGATAGAAAAGACGGCGTTCCTGTAGCTGGTGGTAACGGTGAAGTGTGGGAGCATCTATGTCTTTCAGCTATTCAGGAAGACGGATCCGCACTGTGGCCAGCAAAACACAATATCCAAAAATTGAGGCTAATGGAGCAAGCAGCACCATATGTATTTGCCGGGCAGTACCGACAAATGCCATCACCGCCAGCAGGCGGTTTTTTTAAGCCCGACAATATTCAAATTGTTGATGCTTTGCCTGCGGATGTAGTGAAACAAGTTAGGGCTTGGGATTTTGGGGCTACCGAAAATGAGGGCGACTTTACAGTAGGTGTGCGAGAAGCTCTAGGCGCAGATGGTTTTACTTACATTGTCGATGTAACTAGAGGACAGCTTGGACCTGACAATGTGAATAAGCGCTTAGAACAAACAGCAAAAATAGATGGGAAAAAAGTTTCTGTGCGTCTACCACAAGATCCCGGTCAAGCTGGTAAATCACAAGCTAGTTCATTTGTGAAGCTTCTTGCGGGTTATAGCGTGATAGCTAAGCCAATTTCAGGTGACAAGCTTACACGTGCACAACCATTTGCGGCCCAAGTTAACGTAGGAAATGTACGAATGCTCAAAGGTGAATGGAATAAGGATTTTATTGATGAGCTTCGTCATTTTCCTAATGGCACACATGACGACCAAGTGGATGCAGCTTCAGATGCGTTTAATGAATTACATGAAGGTTTTGAAGCCTTCTTTGCTGATATGGGATTTGCTCGATGAGTGATGTAACTTTTCAACATGCTGAATATGTTAAGAACTTGCCATACTGGCAAAAACTTGATGATGTTTGTGAAGGTGAAGATGCAGTTAAGGCTAAAGGTGAAAAATATTTGCCGATGCCAAATGCACATGATAAATCACCTGCAAATAAAAGCGCTTATGAGGCTTATCTTACCCGTGCAGTCTTTTATGAAGTAACAGGGACTACATTAAATAGTTTAGTTGGTGCAGCTTTTGCAACCGATCCAAGTTTTAAATTTCCTCCGGAACTTGCTCATTTAGAACGTAATGCAAATGGTGCTGGTTTAAGTACTTATCAATTGGCTCAAAATGGAATTCGCCATTTATTGAAGCATTATCGTTGTGCTTTATATGTAGATTATCCTGATGTGCCGCCAGCTCGTAATCTAGCGGAATTTAAAGCACAAAAAGCCTATCCGATGATTCATTTACTAAATGCCCTTGATGTAGTGAATTGGGATTCAGTAATGATCGATAACCAGAAAAAGCTTTGCTTAGTGGTTATACGTGAATTTAAGTCTGAGCGCGGTGCTGATGGATTTAGTAAAACCGAACAAGAGCAATATCGTGTACTTCGTTTAGAGCAAGAGGGAAATGGGGAATATATTTATTCCGTTCAGGTGTACACAAAGGGTGAAAAGGGTAACTGGGTTGGCGGAGAGAAGAAGTTTCCAACAGATTACAACGGGAATTTCTGGACCTATATACCTTTTACATTTGTAGGTGCAATTGATAATTCAGAAGAGATTAAAAAGCCACCATTACTTCCTTTGGCTAATCTCAATTTAGCCCATTACAGAGACAGTGCGGACTTTCAAGAGTCCGTTTTTTATATGGGGCAACCTCAATATTATGCGAAGGGTGTTAATTGGGAGTGGTATGACCAAGCCAAGAAACGTGGCATCTACATTGGAGCGAAAGTACTTTTGCCTTTACCTGAAAATGGTGGTTTAGGAATTGTACAAGCCGACCCTAATACTCTTGCCCGGGAAGCGATGAAAGATAAGTGGGAAAAAATGAAGGAGATGGGGGCGCGTTTAATTGAGAAGGGCTCGGGAAGTAAAAAGACCGCTACCGAAGCGAATAGTGATGACGCCGTTCAGCATTCAGTTCTTTCGCTCTGTGTCGTTAATATGAATGAAGCCTTGTCAGCAGCATTACGATGGGCTGCTAAGTTTGTAACGCCTAATGTGGATGTTCTAACTAAAGATGATTTGATGTTCGAAATCAGTCAAGAATTTAACAAACAGGGTTATTTAGCTGAGTTAGCTCGACAGTTATTTGAAGCAGCTCTACAAGGCCGATCTTCATTTAAATCATGGTGGGAATACAACCAAACAGGTATGTTCCCTAAACAAAAATATGAAGAAGAGCTTCAGAATGTTGAAGCAGAGCAAGATGGGACTTTAAATCAAAAGGTAGAGTGAGATGGCAACAGATATCAAAAAACTATTTGAAGTACTCACTCAGCACCAGGCCTATCTTTATCGTGCTTCATCAAAAACGGTAAATGAGTTATTGGCTTTATTCAATGATGATACGAGCAAGATGCTATCTAAGCTTCGGGATTTATTGGATGAGCTTAATGAGTCGGAGAAAGTTGCTTTAGCTGGTGGTAAATATACAACTTCAAATTTAAGGGAAATTAGGGATTTGATTGCCCAATGGTTTGCCAGTGTTAATTTAGCATTACCTGAAGCTTTTGCCGTTTCTGCTACGGCGCTGGCTGTTTATGAGGCCAATTACGTAGCTAAGCTCTATGGAGCAAAAATTAATAAGCCTGATGGGGAAAAACTATTCTTATCCGCTAAAAAAGTTCCGTTGGCAGGTGGCGCTCTTGTCGATGATCTGCTTTCAAGAATTGCTGAAAGTGCCCGTCAAAAGGTTGAGTATGCAATTCGAGATGGTATTAATTCAGGCAAAACTAACCAAGAAATTGTTCAGCGTATTCGTGGTACCAAACGGCTTAACTATGAAGATGGGATCTTAAATGGTACCAAAACTGATATTGAGCGAACGGTAAGAACTGTGCGAAGTCATGTAGCTAATCAAGCCTATCTAAATAGCTTCAACCAAATTGGCTTTGAATATGTCCGATTTGTTAGCGTTTTAGATGGACGAACTTCTAAGCTTTGCGCTTCATTAGATGGTTCAGTGTGGGAAATAAATGATCCGGCAAAGCGAGTGCCGCCGTTACATCCTAACTGTCGCAGTATCTTGGTTCCGGTCGAGAAGGACGGTCAACTTGTTGGCGAACGGCCATTTGTAATGGACGAACGTAGAGTTAAAGACATCCCCAAAGAAGAGCGAAGCCAGTTAATAGGACAGTTAGATGCAAACACCACATTCAAAGAGTTCTTTAAGAAAACAGATGATTTCTTTCAAAGGGAGTGGCTAGGGCCAAAGCGCTTTAAGCTCTATAAAGATGGGAAATTTGATTTTGATAAGTTCTTTGATCCTGAAGGCCGTTTCTATAGCTTAGATGATTTGAGAAAGTTGGATGAAAAAGCTTTTAAAAAGTTGGGTCTGTAATTTTTCTTATGTTATATTTTTTAAAACATCAGAATTTATACAATATGAAAACAATAGCTTTTGTATGTCTAACCCTAATTTCCATCACTTGTTTAGCTGAACCAAGTCAAAAATATCTTAAAGAATATGATCGATTGTCTGAAGCTTTGGAGTCAGCAATGGCAAATGCATATTCTTTTGATCCTGCAACTGGTCAAGTAAAACAGGCTACTCAAGGTTTAGAAGCTAAAAATAATTTATGTAGAGCTGCCCAGGCGAAACTAAACCTCACCACGTTTTTAAAAGACAATTTAGAGGAATCTAAAGAGCTTTATAAATCTATTGATGGTGCAGAGACTCTAGATAAAAATTATCTTAGTGGACAACAGCAGGAACAACAAAATCTCGTTTCAAATTTGAAAAAAGACCTTGTTGGAACTGGATTTAACTGTGAGTAATTATTGCCGATTACAGGTAATTCTAAACTCACTTAAGACACAATTTTCACCTATATAAGCGCCCAAATGGCGCTTTTGTCATTTATGGAGTTTGGCTTATGAGTGAATCAAAAGTTAGACATTTGGTACTTAAAAGAGTTTCAGATAAATCTTCTCATCTTGCTCTTTGTGACGAGGAAACAGGTATTCCATTAGCTGGATTAACCGCTGTAAAAATGAATTGTAGTGTTTTTGAGGGTCCAGCGACTATCACGGCAACATTTGATGTAGGTGGTCCTCAAGGCATCCGCTTAGTTGGTGATGAACCTAGACAAAAGGTTTGGAGTGCAAAGGAAACGTAGCGAAAGGCACTACAAATGCCTGAAAAGCAAATCAATATGTCAGATGCTCAATATATTCTGAGCACAAAATGAATTCTGGTGCCATTTCTTCAAATTAAGGTTTCAAGCCATGGCAATTTATGGTTTTACTTTTGAAAGATTAAAAGCAATTGCACTCATCAAATAGAACTTAATTTTTAACCATAGCACCTTCGGGTGCTTTTTTTGCGAGAAGAAAATGCCAAGCCCTATTATCCAATATTTCCAATATGAACATTTACCTGAACATTTGCAGCAAGTTAGTAAGCCAATTGGTGATTTAGCTCGGCAAATGGATGAGCAACTTCCTGACGGGCCTGAAAAATCCACAGGATTAAGAAAGCTACTTGAAGCAAAAGATGCATTTGTACGCCAAGCTTTAAGTAAATAATCATTTATAGAAATGAAGCGTCCTAAAGGGCGCTTTTTTATTGCCTGCCGAAAGCGGATGCTAACGGCGAATCCGGGCGGATGCCCATTTTGTATATATAGGTTGGATGACCAATGAAACTTAAAACAGTAACAATCGACGGTAAAGTTTATGCGGAAGTAGACGGTGATAAGCCGATCTATATTCATGATGACGGCAAAGAAATGCCACATGATGCACCACACTCGGTAGCAACAATTGCACGCTTAAACAATGAAGCTAAAACACATCGTGAAGCCAAAGAAGCAGCCGAAAAAGCATTAAAAGCTTTTGAAGGAATTGAAGACCCAGCGGCAGCTAAAAAGGCATTACAAACAATCCAAAATCTCGATGATAAAAAGCTGGTGGATGCCGGTGAAGTTGAGAAAGTTAAAGCTGAAGCTATCAAAGCAGTTGAGGAAAAATATGCCCCGATTGTTGCGCAACGTGATGCTCTAGAAGCCTCTTTACATAAAGAACTTATCGGCGGTGGTTTTGCTCGTTCTAAGTACATTCAAGACAACATTGCAGTACCTGTGGACATGGTTCAGGCAACCTTTGGTCATCACTTCAAAATCGAAGAAGGCAAGGTGGTTGCATATGATCCGAACGGCGAAAAGATTTATTCACGTGTCCGCCCGGGTGAACTTGCAAATGTTGATGAAGCTTTAGAGTCATTGGTTGGTGGATACCAGCATAAAGACTTAATTCTTAAAGGTGGTAAAGGAACTGGTGGCGGTTTTCAAGGTGGGGGCAAAGGTGGAGCACCTACTGGAATGAAACGCAGTGAAATGTCTGTTTCTCAGAAAGCAGATTACATCAAAGAACATGGCAATGATGCCTTCCTAAAACTACCGAACTAATCATTAAATATTTGGAGATAAGTAGTTATGACTACGACAGTTAATTCAGACATGATCATCTATAATCAATTGGCTCAAACTGCTTATTTAGAGCGTTTGCAAGATAATTTGAATGTATTTAACCAAGCCTCTAATGGTGCAATTGTTTATCGCAATGAGATCATTGAAGGTGATTTCAATAAAGAAGCATTCTACAAAGTGGGCGGTAGCATCAAACATCGTGATGTGAATTCAACCGCCAAAGTAGTTCCAGAGAAAATTGGTTCTGGTGAGTCTGTAGGCGTAAAAGTCCCATATAAATATGGTCCTTATGCATCAACTGAAGAGGCATTTAAGCGCCGTGCTCGTACACCAGAAGAATTTGCTATGGTTGTTGGTTACGATCTTGCAGATGCATTGGTTGCAGGCCGATTAGAGTACAGTTTAGCTTCTTTAAAAGCTGCTATTTCTAGCAATCCAGACATGGTTGCAAAAGGTAGTATCGTTGTTGATGGCCGCAAAGCATTGACTCGTGGTATGCGAAAGTTTGGTGATAAGTTTGGCCGCATTGGCTTATGGGTGATGAACTCAGATACATATTTCGATATTGTCGATGATGCAATCACTAAGCAAATTTATGGTGAATCTGAAATCGTTATCTACGGTGGTTTACCGGGAACCTTAGGAAAGCCGGTCTTGGTGACGGACGCTGTAGGTGATAACGATGCTTTTGGTTTGCAGTATGGCGCTGTCACTGTAACTGAATCACAAGTACCGGGCTTCCGAGCTTATGACATCAATGATGAAGAAAACTTAGCAATCGGTATGCGTGCTGAAGGTGCATTTAACTTAGATATTCTTGGTTATAGTTGGGATACATCGAAAGGTGAAAATCCTGACCTTACATTACTTGGTTCAAGCGCTAACTGGATCAAATATGCAACCAGCAACAAAATGACAGCAGGTACCTTACTTGATTTATCGGGTACAGCGACAACTGGTTAAAACCTAAAAATTAAAACCTAAGGGGGCTAATAAGCCCTCTTTTTTATTATTAAGAGAAAAGCGCCATGAAGATTATCTATACACGCATTGCAGCAGCGGCTGCATTAGAGACAGGCATTATTGCTAACCCTGACTATTATGAAAACCCAAATTTGAAAGCAAAAGAGGTAATTATTTACGGTAATTATCCAAAGATTCAAAAGGATTATGAATCTTTGGAAGTTCCAGTTGAAGTTCGTAAGTTGGAAGTGCCACAAAAAACGACTTTGGCCACAGTAAATGTCGCAGTGGGAATTACCCCTGAACTTCAAGCTGTGATGGATGATGCAAAAGCTGAATGTGAAAAGGTAGTTGAAGAAAACACTCAGCTTAAGCAGAAAATTGCCATCTTAGAGCAGGCCGGTGGTAACCAGTCAGAGTTGTTATCTGAAAATTCACGATTAAAAGATGCAGCAGTCTTAGCAGATAAAGCTCTCAAAGATGCTGAAGCTCAAGTGGTCGGTATAAAAACTGAATTTGAAGCTTTTAAAAATGATATTCCTGCAATGCAGGCACGTATTGCTGAATTGGAAGCTGGAAAAGCGGCAGAAAACCCAGCTACAGAAACGGCAGCTAATGATTTTGAAAACTGGTCAAATGATCAATTAAAAGAGTATTTGGCTAGTAAAAACATTGGTTACAAGCCGTCTGCAACAAAAGCAGAACTTCTTAAATTAATCCCGAAGGAATAATGCAATGAGCTTTATTACTGTAGATGACGCAAATTCAATTTTGGGCAGCGATTTTGCACCAGACAGTGATAAGGCTCGTCTGGTGAAGCTGGCAAATGTGTGGATGAAAAACAGAATTGGTTTTGTACCAGATCCAATTGATCCACTTCTTAAGGACGCGGCTTGTGAAATTATCAAAGGAATTCTGGCCAAAGTAATTTATAACGGCAAAGAGCAGCAGTTGAAGCGTAAGAAAGTTAAGGCTGATTCTGTTGAGTCAGAAAAAGAATTTCAAGACGGATCTGAAGCAATCTCTAGCTTTGAACAGATAGCAATTGATTTTATTGATTCACTTGATTTGAAAGATCCAAATGCAAGTTTTAATGGCTTTGGCATACCACTTTACAGGGCATGATATGGGCTTACGTGACGAAATTCAGGCAGACATTGCTGAAGCATTTAATGATGATTTAGCAGATGCCATTCATACCTTTACATGTGAGCGGATCTCTAAAACGAATTGGGATCCTAAAACTGAAACTTATGTTGAAGTTAAAGAAAACTATTCTGGCCGTGGCGTTCTGTTTGGCTCATACAGTCAATATGAGATCCAAACACTTGGAGTACTGGCCACGGATAAAAAGGCAACCGTGCTTCAAAATGAAGTAACTATGACTCCAAAAATTGAAGATGAATGGTTAACTGCCTTAGGCTCATTCCGGGTAATTAATATTCAACAGGATCCAGCTAATACTATTTGGAAATGTCAGCTTCGAAAAGTGTAGGGGCTAAAATGGTTAATCCTGATTATGTTCCTGAATGGTATATCTCGCCTTTTCAACATGTGCAGTACACGCTTGCTCGAAATCAACTACACATGGATTTGTTATTTGAAGATATGGATAAGGCCGATCAATTTTTGGATATGGGAGCGGATGCGCAAGTTAGTACTTTTTCTGATGGTGCATATGCAATCGTCCAAATTGGTGATACGGCGGATAAAGACCGAATTCAAGTTTATGGATTGCTTTTACATGAAGCTGTTCATGTCTGGCAAAAGATTAAAAAGCTCATGGGTGAACGAGAACCGAGCTCTGAGTTTGAAGCTTATTCAATTCAGGCGATCGCTCAAGACCTTTTTAAAATGTATGAAGAAAGCGAGGTGAATGATGGGATGGAAGGGGAAAAAGCCAACTGAATTTAGTTTTGATGTGTCTAAAGCAGCAGAAGACCAGGTGAAGCATATTGTTATGGATACTGTGCAATCCTTAGTTAATTTAAGTCCTGTTGATACTGGAGCATACCGTGCTTCACATATTGTTTCGGTTGGATCTGCTGATTTCGGCGTGCGTGAACCTGAAACAAACCCTATTAACGACGCAGCGATTCAGGCAATGAAGATTAAGTTAGGTAATTTGGTTTATATCCAGAACAATAAAGCTTATGGACCGCGCTTAGAAAACGGCTGGTCTGATCAAGCACCACAAGGTATTTATGGCCTCACGTTTAACTTTATTTCTCAAAAGTACGGTGGCTAAAATGGCAATGACTTTAGAGCAGACAAGGCAAGCTATTATTGATCGCATGCAAAGCTTTACGGGTATTGCTCAAGAACGGATTCAGTATCCAAATGCACCTGACTTTACTGTTCCAACAAAAGGTGTATGGTGCCGTTTAACGATTGCAGGTGGCCCGAGTTTTACCTCAGGCATTGCAGATAAGCCATGTACACGCCGTACCGGTAATATCATGATCCAATGCTTTGACCGATTACATACTGGAGAGAAGGCCGTAACGGTTCTAAGCGATGCATTGCTGGCTCATTTTGAATATTTCACAATCGAACACTTAGAATGTTTGAATGGCCA